ATAAATATTAAAATAAGTTAAAATAAATTCCTGATAAATTCTGATAATTTTTTAAACCTACCTCCAGGGGCGGCCCGCCGGTCGTCCTGAGGTACTTTATTTTCGGGGGTTGAGAGGGATATAATGGCCAAGCCTGCTAAAAAAAATGATCTTACAATTAAGCAGGAAAAAGCTTGTCGTAAGTTTATCGAAACTGGTGATAAGTCTGCCGCATATAGACACGCATACAGCACAAAAAACATGAAGCCAGCTACCGTAAACCGTAGAGCTTTTGATTTATTTGAGTTAGGCAAGATTCAGGCAAGAGTAGGCGAGTTACGGGCTAAGATAGCGAAAAGAAACGATATTACACAAGACAGAGTTCTCAAAGAATACGCAAAACTGGCATTTCTTGACCCACGCCAGTTCTATGATGAAACAGGCGAGCTTATTCCCGTTCACAAACTCCCCGCTAATGTAGCCGCAACACTGACAGCAATGGACGTGCAGAGCATTTTCGGCAAGGACGGTAACACTATAGGCGATATCAAAAAGATCAAATTCGCAGACAAAAAGGCCGCTCTGGACAGTGTTGCAAAACATCTGGGTATGTTTATCGAGAGACATGAACACACTGGCAAGGATGGAAAAGAGTTGTTTCCACAGCTTAATGTTCGTGAAAAAGAAATTCTAAAAGGCATTGTAAATGCAAAAAAATAACGATCAACTTAGTCAAGACGAATTACAGGTAGCATATTCAGCGCTCAAAGTCGATGCCTTATCATGCCCGCGTAACTTTATTATGCACGTCAATACCAAGGATGAGCATGACGAGATAAACCCGATCAAACTTTTCCCCGACAAGCCCTATGTTTCATACCTGTTAAAATTATTTTATCAGAAGGCACAGTCTATTTTTTTTATCGCTAAAAGCAGGCAAATAATGTTGACGTGGCTGTGTTGTGTGTTCGCCTTGTGGCTGGCAAAGGCCGTGCCGCACAGGTTAATATTCTTACAGTCAAAAAAAGAAGAAGATGCGGCTAATCTCGTTTTCGCCGGAGGGCGCACAGGAAAAAACTGGAATACAGCTCGCATTTCATTTATCGAAAAACACCTGCCGTGGTGGCTACAAGACAAAGGTATAGAGTCGGCATACGGAAAGCTATTATTTTCAAACGGCTCGAAAATATGGGGCATACCGGAGGGTGCGGACATGATCAGGTCTTATACGCCCTCGCTTGTTATCTCTGACGAGGCGGCATTTCAGCCAGAGTTTGGGAGCGCCTATACAGCTATGCTTCCGATTGCGAAGCAGGGCGGAATGTTAATTGCTATTTCGTCAGCTAACCCTGGGCCCTTTGGAGATATAGTAACAGCATGTTAGCCTCTACCCAAATAAAAGGGGTTCAAGCAGGTATATCGGCTGAAGGTGTACAGGTTATACGTATACATTATTCTGCCGATCCAGGGAAAGATCCAGATACACCAGCGGGCGCAAAGTGGGTTGATAAAGAATTACAGGGGTATAGGGGTAAGACAGATCCGCGCTGGCGTAAGGAAATGGAAATTGATTTTGATGCACACGGCGGGCAGCTTTTATTTCCATATTTGCTTGAAAACGAAAAACACATTTATATTTCACCTGTAAAAATTAAGAAAATGAATATGATCGCAGGCCTGGATTACGGGACTCGGAATCCTTCTGCTTTTGAAGTTTTATCTGTTGATTATGACGGGCATATAAGTGTGATTTGGGAATATTATGAGCCTCCAAAAAAGAAAGATGAGGGCGATGAGGAGTTCCGGCAGAGAAAAGGCTATAAAACATTATCTGCAGCTATTAAACGATGCCCTTATTTTTCTAAATCGCTAATTATTTATGCTGACCCAAGCCTGTGGAACAAAACCCAAGAATCGGAAGACCCGAAAAACCTTAGAAGTATGGCCGATTTATTTGTGCAAGAAGGTGTATACTTATCACCAGGTCAAAGAGGCAGAGACTTTACATGTTACGAGAAATTAAACAGTAAAATATGGAAAGACCCTACAAGTCCACGCCTTACAATAATGCGAAATTGTAAATGGCTGTGGTGGGAATTACAGCGATTGCGCTTTGCCGATTTTAGCGCAGCCACAATGGTTAATAAAAACCTACAAGAAAAAATCGTAGATAAAGACAACCATGCGTGGGATGCGTTTAAATACGCCGTAATGACTATACCCGCGCTCACAAAAGAACCCAAGCCCGTGAAAACATTAGCGGAACTCAGGATTGATTATCTCGAAAATGGCAGCAGAGAAGAACAGGAGATTGTTGAACAGGCTCGCGAACAGGACGCATTTGACAGACAGTTTAACGAGAACTTTAACGATATTTACGGCCCTCCGGTTGAGGTTGTGAGGGATTACATGCCGACCGTGGATTGATATTATTATGAAGATGATACTGAAATATTTATTAGGCGGGATAGTTGTTGCGGGTGCGATCATAGCAGTAAGCGACACCCTGTTTGGGTTCCGCTGGTACGGGTTAGAGAGGTTTTTATTTGTCATTGGCGGCCTAATTGGTGCGATCATAGGAGGATTAAGGCGTTGATCACATATAACATGATAATTATCCTAATATTAAGCGATCTATTATTCCTTTGCCTGGGCTTCTGGGCGGGCAGAATAGTTACAAATCAAGCTATACCAAAGGTTAAGATAGGCAAGGAAAAGCCGTATATCGAGGAAGACCCTTACGAGAAGGCGATGAGAGAACCGGAAAAAAAGAGGATTGAAACCATAAAATGAAAATCTACTGTCAAATTTGTAACGAACTGATTGCCACAGCGGAACTTGAAGGCCTGTCTGTGCCGATTACGGGCCAGATGTTTAAGGCCCCGTTCCCCGATAGAATGCCCGAATCAATGTTACAGCCGACCACATGGGAGCATTTACGGTGCCCGGTATGTAATAACAGACCTTTTCTCAGAGATGATGAGGTTATGACTGAAAAGGGCATACACAAAATAGGGCAAAAGAAGGAAGAGGCCACAGCAACAATAATACCGCTGAGTCAGCAGATATTTACATGCGAGATATGCGGCAGAAAGATCAAGGGTAATGTAGGTTATGCGTCACATTTGAAAGCATGTAAGAAAAAGAAAGGGATGGAAAATGGATAGCATTATCCCGGCAGCAGGCGACAAAATGGTCGGCCCCACAGTTTTTAAGCTACTCAGGCAGTCAGTCAAAGATAAAGACAATATTGGCCTGCACGCAAAGATCAAGCGAAATCATGAGCTGCGTATGGGCGAGCATTGGAAAAACCCAAGCAAGAGGGTTCCTTTTGTTGTTGCAAATCTCATATTCAACCACATGCAGAAAAATTGCAACCTTTTGACAGACAATAACCCGGTTTTCAATGTTGCAAAGATGGGCGAAGTGTCCCAGGAGCAGGAGGACAATTTTGAGTTGCTTCAGAGAACAGCAGAGCACTGGTGGAACGAACAAGAACAGCAACAAGTCTTTGAAGACACGGTGCTTAACGGCGAAGAGTATGGCATCACGATTGAATACACAAAGTTCAACAGAGAGCTGGAGTGGGGTGTTGGAGAGGTTGAGACGCTGAATGTTGACCCGCTTTACTTTGGATTCTATCCGCCCAAGCTCAAGAACCCTCGCTTTTTGCAAAAATGTGAAGCAGTATTCTATTTTTATCCGATCAGCGTCAGAGAGATCAAGCGTCGCTGGCCGGAAACAGGGAAAGATGTAAAGCCGGACGAAGAGTTAATTACTGAGTTGCAAGATGATCGTCGTGAAATCAGTCAGAAATCAGGTAGTGAAAGCAAATTCTATGGCGCATTAATTACACTTGCAAGCGAGATTAAAGAGATGTTGTCATTCAAGTTCGGTGACAACGAAGAAGATCAGGAGACGCTAGCGTGTGAATGCTGGTGTAAAGACTACACATACGAAAAACTCAAGGACGGCAGTAAAAAGCCTAAATACCCTGGGTTTATACGACGCATAATATGCTGCAATGGCGGCAAGATAGTCCTGTCAGACGACCCCAATCCCTCAATAAATCCAACACTTGACTTTGAACAGGCACGGAAATGCTTTTTATTCGACAAATATCCTTTTTATGCCCGGAACTCTGTACGAGACACATCTAACTTTTGGGGTCTGTCTGACATGGAGCAGTTAGAACGCTTGAATATGGAGTTCAACAAGTCGCTGTCTCAGCTAACGTTGACGAAAGACCGGAAGGCGCGGGCCAAGATTATCAACCCCATCACATCAGGCGTTGAAAATGATGAGTTTACGAATACTCCCGGAATAATACGTCCCGCCAACGCAATAGAGGCTCAGGCCATCAAATACCTAACCTTTGACGGCGATATCAACGACTATATAGCATCCCTGAATCTGTTTAAGGAAATATTTTACACCGTAGCAGGCACGTTTGAGCTGGATCAGGCTAACTCAGATGGGAAGAACGTCATAGCATACAAGGCGATTGCGGCTTTAATAGAGCAGGCCTCTACTATGCGAAAAGGGAAAATCAGGGCCTATTCTGCAATGATACGTGATAGAGGCAGGTGCTATATCTCCCTGGCACAGAACTGGTACACAGAACAGCGATGGATAACATATTCAAAGGATGGAGGGACTGAGGCGAAGGCAGTTACGGGTACAGACCTGCTTATCCCTGCCCGTCTTACGGTTGTGACTGGCTCAACAATGCCGGTATCACAAGTACAAAAGCGTGAGGAGGCCATTGGATTATATAGAGAGCGGGCGATTGACCAGGAGGCATTATTAGAAGAGCTCGACTGGTCGAACCGGAAAGATGTCCTCCGGCGGATGAAAGAGGGCCCGTTTGGTGTGCTGGCGCAAAGGCTTGAGGGCCTGCAAATGCCTCCTGGTGTAGTTCAGTATATCCAACAGTTAGGGATGATGGACGATAAGGAGTTCCAGAGAGGTATTGAGAAGGGTGAGTTCCCTGCGTTCTCTGCGATAGTACAGCAGTTACTACAAGAGTCACAAGGTCAGGAGCCACCGCCTGACCCGATAGAACAATTAGAGTTACAAGAAAAGCAGGCAGGAATATCAGAGAAACAAGCGAAGATGTCTGAATCACAGGCCAAGGCCGCCAAGACAAAGGCCGAGATAGCATTGATTAACGAGAAAATCAAGACTGAACAGGTCGAGCAGGTTGTCAAGATGAGTGGTATTGAGTTTGATGATGAGAAGCTGAAAATAGAACGTGCTCGGCTGGTAAATGACTTGGCAGCTAAAATGCAGCCGGACAAGGGTAAACAGTCGGAAAGCCAGCAAGGGCGATCTGAGAGGGGGATAAGGTCGAACAATGCCAGTATATGACTTTGAATGCCAATCATGCGGCAATATAGATGAACGGATTGAGCCTGTTGACCGAACTACTGTGAAATGCTCAGTATGTGGCAAAAGGTCGAAAAGAATCATATCTGCAGGCGGTGTGTTTACTGCGAACGAGGATGCTCCCTGGATAAGAAGCGTGTTAGATGTTGTTGATAAGGACTCAAAAGCTCCTCATGTTGTAGCATTCAGAAATAACCCGACACGGCAAAACTACAAGGCATGGATGAAAGGCGAAGGCATAAGACCGCTGGAGAACCCGGTTTCAGGCCACGGTGAGGCTTACGAGGCGAAACAGAATAGAATAAAAGCAGATCAAGAACACGCCAGCAATATGGCACAGGCGATTATGCGCAGAAGAATGGAGCGCAGGAGCATTGCTATCTAACGAACAATAGCGGTTATGGACTATATTAAATCGATCATAGATATTATCAAACACTTAAAGGGCAAGCGGTTCACAGGAGAGCTTGTCTTGACATTATTTTTCAATCAGGGAGGAATTAGAAGTGCAGAGAAAATAGTCAAAGAAAAAGTATAGTAAAAAAGATACAGGATTCTTAAATATACTCTCCGCTAAGGGGACACTCTTAAGCCCTGCTTGTTGCTGAAAAACCGCAATAGGCAGGGCTTTTTTTATTATTATTGCGCTATCGGGACTCGCAAACCCGGAAAGAGAGAACGAAATGGACAAGAATGCAGACGCTAAAGCAGAAGAGGCAACAACAGGAGCCCCGTCAGTTCCTGGAGGACTGGAATCAGAAGTAGAGCTGGACCCGGAACATTTTGACCCCAATTCAGACAACGTTATTCCAACAATCGACGAGGTGGGCGGAATTGATCTGTCAACAGGTGGTGCAAGACCGGCTGAAAAAGCCGAGGGAAAATCTGCTGAAAAAGCAGAAAAAGCCGCTGGGGGAGAAGGTGATGATAAGGGCAAAGACGCTGGCGGTGATAAGGGCGGCGGTGACAATACTGATGCTGGTGACCCTAAAGACAAAAAAGGTGAGGGTAGTAGTGAACAGGAACCTTACCACAAAGATCCAGCGTGGCAAAGAATTATCACAGAAAGAGACCAGGCTGTATCAGCGCTGGAAGCTCTTAATAAAAGAGTTGAGTCGCTTGAAAAAACCACAACAACCCCTGCAAGCGAACAGGCAGGGGCAGAAGGAAAAATACCAACAGACATTAACTCATTGTCAGAAGAAGAGCTTATTGAGCTCCAAAACGACAATCCAAAAGAATTTATAAGAACCCTTCATGCGGCTGTTACCCAACAGGTTAAGGCCGAATTGTCCTCGGAAATTGCAACAAAAGAAAGCGAGGCAAAGATAGACCAGACATACGATGCGTATGCAGGCCAAAACCCGGATAACGATGCAAAAACAGGTTTCGTGCAAATGTGGGAATCAGGAGTCATACAGCAGTTTATCAACCAAAACCCCGGACACAACCCGATATCAGCACACATGGCGCTGACAAACGAGACAAGTGTACAGGCAAAGATTGATGCTGCCGTCAAAGAGGCTACCGAGAAAGTCACAAAACAGTATCAGGCAAGAGTTGTAACAGATGGCCTTGGTGCTGGCCCGGCTCATGTGCCGGCAGAAACAAACGAGTTAAACGGAACCAAGAAAAAAGGAGGGCTCAATACGGTTCTGGCGGGGCGTCTTAGGAAATTAAGACAATCTACCACATAAGGAGAAAATATCATGGCACTAACATTTACAGAGTTAGAATCGATTACAGACGACTATTTCAAGGCAGACAACAAAAAGGCCGTTGATATCTATTTCAACGACAGCTTTGGAATGGATTATTACATGAATAAGAAAAAAGGCTTGTGGGAAAGACCTTCAGGCGGAAGGAACATACGGATTCCTCTGTCTTATGACGGGCAGGAATCGGGCTTCTATGACAGGGCAGACCCTCTTAGCAGCGATGATAGAGAGTCTATCAATGCCGCTTATTTTGGGATTAAACATGCCTTTGGTAATGCGACAGTATATCGGACAGACGAGCTTCAGAATACTGGTGAGTATGCAGAGGTTCAGATGGTCACCCAGAGACTTACCGGTGCGCAGAAGTCTTGCAGGAAGAGAATAGCCGACAATTTCTATTCTGCTAATGCAGACACGTCGAAAAACATCACAGGTTTAAGAGCTATGTGCAGCGAAACGTCAACATCCAAGTATGGCAATATTGCCGAGGATGATCTTGAGGCGTCAGACGGCACAAAACCATGGGAAGGCAAAACCGACTCAACAGAAAAGGTTATTTCTCTCGATGTTATTCGCACGCTTCGTTCAGATGCGAAAATCGGTGACGGTAAAGAGGGCAAGCCTGATGTCGGGTTTACCACAGAAACCCTGTTCAATAAGATTTCGGCAATCCTTCAGGTGCAACAGAGATTTACAACGGACAAGGATACCGTCAAGGCTGGATTCACTCATGTTGTTTTTGAGGGAATGATTATTGCCGCAGACGATTTCTGTCCCTCTGGCTACTTCTTTGGAGTTAATTCAGCCCATGCAGGGTTTGGCATACACGCAAAAGGGTTCTTTACACGAACACCGTGGGCCAACCTCCAGAGCGCCAACATCCTTGGCCGCAGCATGAAGATACTCTGGGACGGGAATTGGATTTGTGACAACCGGAAGGCTCACAAGGCTCACAGTAATCTGAGTTAGACGCATATAAAGAAATAACAATTTTAACAATAAAAGACCACCTTATTACAAAACAAGGAGGAGAAAATATCATGAAGAACATAGGTTTTGCACAAGGGCTATACGAGACTTCTTCTACACAGAAAGAAGCCCTCGGTACGTTAAGAATTGAACCGGACGGCAGGAAATTCAGATACGCATATAACGACTCAACTGAAATTGCCTGTGGCGTGACTACATCTATGGCTACACTCGTAGCTAATCATATTAATAAATCCGTTGCCGCTGCCGTGGCTATCGGCGACACAGAGGTTCAGGTCACTGTTGGCGCAACTGCAGTAACCGCAGATCAGTACAAAGATGGATATTTACAGGTTAATGATGGCACTGGTCAGGGGCACCAGTATCTTATAGACACCAATACCGCATGTGCTGCATCTGGCAATACAATAGTAACCCTGTGTGACCCGATCCGAGTTGCTTTGGTTGCGTCCGGGACGTCAGAAGTCTCCCTGATTCCGAATCCATGGTATAAGGTTGTTGTTCAGGCGACCACAACTACTGGAGCGGCTGGCGTGACAATTACAGTTGTGCCCGCAAGCCATTATTACTGGTCACAGACCGGCGGGTTAGGTTGCGTTCTTTCAAATGGCACAGATGCAGTCGGTTCTACACAGACGGCTGGAGCAACCGATGGCTCTGCGGATATACAGACGGACTATGCAGAGATCCCAATCGGTTATGTAATCATAGGCGATAATGTTACGGGTGAATACAAACCCATCTGGTTGACCATTGATTAGGTGATAAACGTTTTGTTGTTGCGAAGGCAGGTAGGCAGTATGAAGGAGCAGAAAGAAAAAGGCCCTTCATGCCTGCCTCTTTTGCGGCAACGATAACAATATAATAATAATATTGAGAATGAGGAGGAGGAAAGAAGATGGGATTAACTCTTTCAAACATAGATAATTCAATGCTCGGTAATAAGCTGCTGATCATGGCGGACTGTGCTTTTGACAGCTCTTATGCCCATGGCGGCGAAGCGCTGACACCGAACAAATTCGGCCTTGGCACTATTAACAGGTTAACCATAGACCCGTGTCAGGGATATTCATTTGAATACGACTACACCAACCAGAAAATCAAAGTCTTTCAGAATGCGCCTCCGATTGTGCATGAAGAGGTTGTGACAGTAACAAGCAATGTTGGTTATTTGAAATGGCCTGCCGCTCATATTGAGTACGTTACTGATGATTCCAACGATTACAGGGTTATTCCTGGCGGACTGACACCGACGGCTAAGATGGTTGCCGTTGACATGGGCTTTAATCTCAGTACCGGCGTTTTAACCAAGGGACAGAGATGCAAATTAACCTTTTTAGCCGCTGATTCAGTTACATCTTGTAAAGTGTCTTACATTACTCAGGCATGGAAAGATGTCACAGATAACATGGTGCAGGCATGTATGACATCAGGCTCAAGAACCTATGGTCATGCGGATATGTCTTTTACTGCCGGCTGGCCGGACGTTGTTAAGCTCGGAGAGGATTTTGTGGCCCTGCAAAGCGTTTGCTGGAGCAATGGCGGGACGCTTACCCCTATGTCGGCGCTGAAAGATGATGCGACCGAGGGCGCTGGAGCAACCGAATGCGTTGTCGATTTCAGAAAAGCAACAACCTACGGCGAGATAGGCTTTAATGAAACAGATGCGGTAGATACTTCCGGTGACATTATCTACTTTAACTACATTAAAGATCCGGGCAGCGGCTTTCTTTACGACCGTTTTACCAATGCAGAGATAGAGGATTCGAGTGACACCCTGACTTTTACCGGCACACCGCTTCTTTACTGCACATGCGGCGGGATTCCAATGGAGTCAACGACCAAGAAATGCCTGATGACTGGCGTTGGTGATACTGTCGCGGCTGGCGAAGGGCACTGGACAAGCCATCCGTATTTACCGAGTACGACTCTGGCAATAGCCCCTATTATCACAATGCACGGCGATACAGATGATGACTCTTTTCCTGCATGGATATGTGGAGACCCGTCAGAGATAGAGACGGTTCCTTTGGAATGTCCAAATGCCGTAAATCTGTCAAATCTGTCAAGCGTCAAAGTAACTGCAATCGGCTATTAGTCTTGGGATGAGTGGAGGGCAGTATCATGTCAACGGCTCAAGATGTTTTAAACGCGGTCAGACATACCATTAATCCTGACGCTGATGTTTTCGGAGTTTTAAACAGCGCAATCCGTTCGGTTGCCAAAAGGCTTTTTGTTTTAAGATCAAGAATACTGCGGAGTGAACTTTCCGTTAGTATCTTTGGAGAAGTCACGGCAACCGGGACGGATATTGCTTTTGTTGATTCAGACCCGGACACTATCACCAGTACATCGACGGACTTGTCGGGGTTTTCGTCAGGACAGCATATTACTACGGGCAGTTCCGTTAACCCCGGCCCGTTTGAAATCAACACGGCAGCAGAAAACACGTTAACCCTGATTTCTACAGATGAGCTCACAGCGGAAGCGGCGGGAGATTCTCTTACAATCACATCTAATGATGATTATGGAGACCTGCCGTCTGATTTTTGGGGACTGGTTGACCGGCCATATCTTTCAGGGAAAACCTATCCCTTAAAACCCCTGCCCAACCTTGCGACCAAGCTAAGCTATACAGGTGCGGGCATTCCGGTTTATTACGAGATCAAAGGGAAACGAATATATGTTACGCCTGCAACCGGCTCGGATTATACTGTTGTCGGGGATTATTTTGCTAAACCTACGGAAATAACCGATGTCGGAGACACTCTTCCTTTTGACGAAATTCTTGACGATGTTATCTCAGAGTATATGAGGGTTTATTTCACAACAAAGCCTGGTGGGACAGTTCTTATACCAGACTACTTGAAAAGTGAAATAGATCTTGTGGCAGGCGCAAGAGATAAAAAAGCTCCATACCATATTGGTGGTGGCAGCGGCAATGGTGGTATTGACTGGGAGGCGTGGTAAAAAATGGCTTCTTCTACAACAGCACAAAACATAATTGATGGTGCAGAGGAAATTTTACAGGATACAGCTAACGACAGGTGGGAAGAGGCAGAGCTTCTTCAGGCGGTTAATAACGGCACAAAAGAAATATGTATTGTAAAGCCAGATGCCTATATTACAAATGATTCTGTTGTCTTGGTGGCAGGTGTTGTCCAAAGTGTGCCATCAAGCGCAACCGGGCTTACCGAAATTAGCCGCAACATGGGTGTTTCCCCAGGTGAAACCCCAGGCAAGGCCATACGGCTGATTGACCGTGATATTATGGATGCCTTAAACCCGAATTGGGCATCTGCGACTGCTTCCGCTGTGGTTGAATATTATATGTACGACAAGAGGAACCCGCTAAAGTTTTTCGTTTCACCGCCTCAACCATCAAGCGGCTTTGGTTACGTCCAAATGGCCTATCCTGCTACACCTGCAGAAATAGCAATAGATGCAGCTATCTTGATTTCTGACATATATCGAGGCGTCTTACTGGACTATGTTCTTTACCGGGCATACCTGAAAGATTCTGATGTGGCGCAAAATGCTCAGAGGGCACTTGCACATTACCAGGCGTTTCAAAATGCACTTGGCGTGAAAAAGAAGGCTGAAACAGAGGAAGACCCTAATGTTAATTAAAATACCAACATTTAAAGGCGTTGTTCCAAGAGTACCTGCGAGGTCGTTACCTCCGGAGTTTGCACAATCAGCCACTAACGCCGACTTAAATCAAGGCCTGCTCAAGGGGTTTTATGGCTTGTCTGCCACAAAAACACTTAACACGACCGCATGGCGTTCTATCTTTCCTGTCAAATCAGGGACTACATTTTGGGCATGCTCAGAACAAGAGGCGCATTTTATTAATGCCCCGGTTTATAACTCAGGCGAGAGGTTTTACTATACTGACGGCGTGAGGGGCATGGAGTCTAATTATGCTTTGGCTTCCAATGACGGTGGTTCGACTTATGGAGACCCAAATACAACCTATTATTTAGGCGTCCCTAAACCTTCTGCAGCTCTTACAGTTACGGTTCAGGGCGCAGGTGATGGGACTGTGGTTGATTCTGTGTCCTATATCTATACGTTTATTACCTCTTGGGGGTATGAGGGTGAACCAAGCGACCCTACTGACGTTTCCGATGTTGAGGGCGGGCAGTATGTAGAGCTGGGCAACTTTGAAATACCAGTACCGACAGGATATAATATCGTAGGTATAAGGATATACCGCACATCTACGGGCAGCGATGAAACAGATTATCAGTTTGTTTCTGAAGCCATGACCGGAGCTTCGGACGATTACATCACTCCAGCAGAGATAACCAACAACGGTGATATATGGGATGACAAAGACGCGGGGGATAGTGAACTGACAGACGCTGATGATCTCGGAGAGGTTATTGCGTGTGAGGATTATATTGCGCCACCTTCTGCTTTAAGCGGGCTTCTTGCATTGCCTAATGGTGTTGTGGCGGCATACAGAGAAAAAGAGGTCTATCTCTCAGAGCCATATATCCACTATGGGTTCCCTGACGACTATGTGGTCAGAACTAATGAAGACATAAAGGCAATAGGCCATTACGGTACAACAGTAGTTGTAGGAACGGAAGGCAGGCCGTATAAAATTAACGGGTATGACCCGCAGTCTGTTTCGGCAGAAAGGTTGCCAGACAAACAGTCGTGTTTGTTCTCAAGGGCTATGGTTAGCGGCAATTCCTTTGTTTTATACCCCTCCCCGGATGGTCTTTACAAGATAGGAGAAGATGGGAACGGCCTTGTCACAAAAGGTATTTTCACGAAAGAGCAATGGAAAGACTTGCTTACAACCTCTACGGCTTATGACAAAACCATTATAGCTTTTCTGTACGATGGGAAGTATTACGCCTTTTTCCAGGGAACGGATGACGGCTTTATAGTGGATTTTGATTCTGAGTTTCAAAGCTATGCCGAGTTTTCGCTTGGCTCTACTTATTCTGTATATGGAGGGTATCTCGATGAAATTGACGACGCACTTTACCTTCTCGTTAAAGTCGGTTCAACCTATTACATTAAGAAATGGGAAGGGGATACTGCGTCAAATCTTATATATACATGGAAGTCAAAGGTATTTGTAACCTCCTTTGAGTTCTTCTCTTGCATGAAAATAAACGGCGACTTTGTATCAGACTCAACGGGCACAGGGACAATATCAAGTTCAGGGACAGCGGTAACCGGCACAGGAACCAGCTTCACAACAGAGCTGGCTGCCAAAAACGTAATCTATGAGGCAACATTAAAAGAATATCGAGAGGTTTTGTCTGTAACTGACGATACTCATTGTACGCTGGTTAGTGGGTTCTCGTCTAATGTTTCAGGCAAGGCGTTTAAATACAACAGCGCAATGATCAATATTTACAAAGACGATTCCTTGTTTTTTACGCGCGGCCTAAACTCAACAAAAGCATTCAGGCTTCCAAGTGGCCGAGGGAGTGAATGGGAGATAGAGTTTAAGTCAGACCGTAAGATATATGAAGAAGTAAAAATGGCACAGGCAATGAGCGAATTAATATGACACGGATTTCAGACCTGCCACAAATACCGCAGGCTTATGGCGACCAGATTGCCTTCAATGCAGCGGTTAAACAGATACTTGAGACCTATCAGGGTAACGTAGGTAACAAATACGGCCTTGACCGAGTGGTTCGCTTTCGTGACATCGAGGCTCTTGACCCCTTGAAGTTCGATAAAGTTATGTCGTCATCAGCCACAAGCCGTATTACCCGCATCACTGGCAATATAATCCGGACTGGCAAAATAGAGTCAAACGACTCTGACACATATTTTGATCTCGATAACGATAAATTGGTTTTTAATGGCAAGGTCTCTTATGATTCCTCGATGCCTGGTATTTTTATGGGTAATGATAGCGGGACCTATAAGGCTAATTGGGGATATGATGCATCAAATTTTCTAAAGTTTGACGGAGCAAAAATACTTGCCAAGGCCGCTAATTTTGAGCTTGACGCAGACGGTAAGATAACCGCTGCCGATGCGACATTATCAGGCACTATTACCGCTACGGCAGGCGCAATCGGGGGGTGGCTTGTTACGTCCAATGGAATAGCAGACAATGCCACGGAAAATAGCGCCAAGATATTCCTTGATAAGACCAATACCAAGATAAGGGTCGGGCCTTCAACTGGATATGTGGATATCGACGGGGATAATGTCAGGGTAAGGAGTTCAAACTATGCTTCCGGTGGTATGGGAAGTGGTTTTTCTTTATCTTCCGACTTGTTGGAAGTTGGTAACATGGCTTGCAGAGGAATAATCAGAACAGCGGTTTTCCAGAAGTCAACAGAAAGTGCCCTTGGCGGGTGCTTTGTAGTTTCCAAAGGCTCTGATGTTTTAGATTCAGCCATGACAGCGGCAGACAATTCTACTTTGAAAATTGAGGGGAATGAAACTTTTGCTGTTGGTGATTTTCTCCATGCAAAAAACGATTCTTATGAGGAATGGCTGGAAGTCACAGACGCAGGTTCAGCACCTACTTATACGGTAACAAGAGATAAAAAAAGTGAGTATGAGGCAGACTCAAACCCGGCATGGCCCAAGGGAACAACGATTTCAAATTATGGGGCTTCAGGGGACGGGTTGATACACATGACAGCCTCAGAAAGCCATGCTCCTTATGTTTCGGTTGCAACACACACAGGGGAGCCGTGGTCAGTACTCCAGACAGTAGCGCGGATGGGTAATCTTAATGGGTATTTGGGGTATTCGTCAGACAAGTACGGATTTGCTGCCGGGGCTGATGACGGTTACATGAA